TGGTAACATTACTAATCTGAGCTACTAAAGCATCACCAATTTGCTCCCGCCAACCCATCAACCTTCTCCCATAACAGCTTTTTGCAAAAGCTCAGTTATCCGTTTTTTGTGAAATTCATAAGCTGGTAAGAGGAATGGCCGCGCTCTGAATTTTTGGCGATCCCTTGGGTCAGGAGCCACATCTTTCCCAGGATAGTCTTTCCTGAAGTGCCCTGACTTTTGAATACTCAGCATCATTGCTCGTGCCATCTTAGGGGTGAACGCGCCACCCAGCTCATGAAGTCTCGCGTAGACCACCCCAAAAGACCCCACTTCAGCTATGAGAGAATCTCCCTGCGCTCGGATCTCATTGCGTATGGAGTTCATCAGAAAGCCACTCACGGCCATTTTCTCGCGTCTCAAATTCAACTTGGTTTGAGACTCAACAAGCGTAGCCGCAGTTTCCAAAGCTTTGAAAATGGCGATTGAGCCGGTCATCGAATTTTTTCGGAGATCGGCTAGCTTCTGAAGAATTATTTTCTCGCCCGTTACGCGAACGTCACTCATGAATTCCTCGTTGGGTTCACATCCCCTTCCATTTCAAGGCGCATGTACCGATTCAAAAGTTGTGCGGCTGCTTGTGGAATACCATCAATCAGCTTGACGGTTTCTTTGTCTTTTGTTTTTTCAGATTCGGTGAAATCTTCCTGTTGTTGCTGTTTGAAATAATATGCAGCAATCCTCTTACAAGCTAATTGTAAATCTCCTGGCACGCTTGCAAAGGTTGCATATCCCGCAGTGTAGACCAGCTTCACTATTTTACGCCCTGCGGGAAATACTTGACTGAAAAGCTCAACTAATATTCCTTCGCCATTTGTGTCTTCCGTCAAGGTGTATGTTGTAGGGTCCAGGACGGTTGAAATTGGGAAAAGTCTATCAGGATCAATCGCCACAGTTGTGATGGAAGATACCGGCCATTGTTTAAACATGATCTCGGGAGTTTTAGACCCGTTTTGGTACTCAGTGTAAGTGGCCGAACGGAATTTTCTTCCGCAATACGACTCGCACAAAGACGAAGCCTCATTAATGAAGTCTCGGAGAAGGGCATCTTGTGTCAGTATAGCTAGAGGAACCTTGACGAACCCTTTGAAGGGGTCAAGATCCACAAGAGCATTAGCGTTTAGGGTCAGGGACATGGCTCAACCTTAGATGATAATTTTTTTGCCTGTCTTTTGATCAACGAACTTAGGTTTTAATTCTTCCGGTTTGGGAGTCATGAAAACCTTTTCCTCAAACATCACATCAGCACCCGGCAAGTTAAACCGTTTCATCAAATATGCCGCTTGCTCAGGGGCGCAATCAAAAGGTACTCCCTTTTTAACCACTCCTTGTTCTTTCAAAACAATCTCGTCGCGCCAGCCAACATAAATTAATTTCATATCGTGTCCTTTTAAATGAGCTTACCTGATTTTTTCGCAATATCCAACAATTGCAAAGGCGTTATCATTTCCACATCAACATTCGGCGGAAAAGAAATCCCCAGAGCTTTAAAAACAGTCGGAGCAATGCCCGTGCAAAGCCGCATATTATCTTTTTGCCACGAGTTACTTGTGGGAAGACTGGTTTTACCCGTCATTTTATTTCTAAGGGCAATCAGTGCGAAAAAAGAAATCCCCGCGTAATCGTAAAGACGGCCAGCTTCCTCGTCGAGAATGGCCTTGTATACATTTTCTTCTTCTTGAAGTGTCATGGCCCAGTTTGGCGTAAGGGAGTGGACAACGGTATACTTCTTTTTAAATTCCCGAAGCCATTCAAGCTGCGTCCCAACACCGTAGGAATGAAAAGCAATGCCTCTGCCCTGCTCATCCTCATCGAATGAAATGCCGAAATGTGAGCAATCTGAGTTTAAGCCCCAGCGGATTATTTTTGATCCGATCTTGTCGGCTTTTACCCAGAGTAACTTCATGCAATCTTCTTATGAAGTAAGAAATTTGGCTTTACAATAACGTCAACCAAACCTGTCGAAACGTAAACAATGCGGATATAAAGCCCTGCATTTATTTTCGCAACGAAGTTGAAAACATCGCGCCCCTGGTCACATACAGTATGGTCTAAATTCCAGTTTATCCCAAAAACTTTTAGGACTAACCCAGCTCCATACCCCAGCACGTTATCGACATCCACAACCTGAAAACCAATCTTATCCGCTTCGGCATGATTCACCACACGCAAGTTAATGCCGCTGATATGCCGGTCTTCCGCACCTATCGCAAAATCTAAATTTGACGTAGCTCCCGCTGTTGCTACTGCACGATAACCGGTAGCCTTAACTTCGTATTGTCCATTATAGGCAAACGCTTCCATCAAAAGAATTTCGCGTCCTGAGGATGGGTCCGTATTAACCATAAAAATCTCACGGCTGAAAGAAGTCGATAGAACCCCGATAAACTGTACTTGATGAAGTCTCAGGAGTTACAAACAAAAATACTTTTGCAGGTCCAGGGACTTTCACCGGACTTGTGTAAGTACGCGAGAAGGTCGAAGCCTGGCCATACAATCGAATGAAGTCTGTAACCTGATTTATCGCAGCGTTTGCCACACCTATTGGAGTTGCCTTTACCACAAAAACACCACCGGAACCTACCGTTGTACCGTTGTGGGATACCGCTACCCCTGTAATATTCATTTCCTTGCCGGTCGGAACGTAATGGTGTGCCCAAAAGGTTTGGTTATCTGTGGCGTTGATTGTCCCAATCGTTGCGCCCCCGCCCGCAGTCGCGGCCTTGAGCGTGAGGATTCCCACGTTTGATAGAGTACTTCCCGCAGTGGTAACAAAAATATGTTCTATGTAACAAATATTTGTGGCTACTGTGTTTACAAATGAAGTTCCATTGAGCGTGATAGTTTCAAGCAATGGGCCTACGCCTGTGGAAGTGTAGTATTCAATTTCTACCGTTCGTGCGCCTGTGCCCGCAGCCGTATCATTGGCAGATGCCGAAGCAATAGAACGCTGTGCGTCGGTTGTTTGTTCTGTGTAGGCAGTCCGGCGGACCGGGGCGATTGCAATTACTGCTAGGGTTACATCCCCAAAGGAAAAGTCTGCGCCGAAGCCGGTCAGGGCTGTGGTAACAAGCTGTCCTAAAAGATCTGTTTTTAGATAGGTGAAATTTCCAGCCGTAGTCTTCCCAACCATTGCGCCCTGGACATTTTTTCCAGTCGTCGAATCACCTTCCACAACCTTGTGTAACGGAACTCCTGCCGAAGTCGAGGAATCCTCCATGCTCGGATATGAAGGGCGCAAATCGGCTGCGCTGGCCGTAAAAGCCAGCGCGAAAATAAAGGTTAGAAGATACTTAAACATTTTACGTAATTTCCTTGACCGTTAACATTGCTCGCAAGCTCGCAAGAGCCTCAAAATTCTTTGCTTTGATCTTCAATTCCTGCGTGCCTGTTGCCCCCGCCGTGAATTCAATCCCTGAAAATAATTCGCTGAAGGTGTATTGCCCAGAGCCAACAACCACTTCCGCATGAATTGTCTCGGCACCGTTATCGTTCCATATCAATTGAAAAAGAGCATCCCTTCGGCAGCTAACAAGAATCTGCGGAGCAGTGTAAACCTTGCTTGCAGTCAAAACAATATTCGCTCCCGTTACTAGAACGATAGTCGAGGAACCCGCAGCAAGTTCTCCCAAAGCTCTTTTCTTCGTTCCCGGCACTTCGGAATCAACGTAGAGTGCTTTGGATGTAGGGTTTAATTTCAGATAGGCTAAGTTTGTCCCATCCTTTGCCACCAATGCCGCGAGCGCATTTTTTGCAGCAAGTGCATCGCCTTCAAGAACCTTATGAAGCATCAAACCCGCTTGGGTAACTGCATCTTCGAGAACCATAAAACTTGTGCGCGGATCAGCCATGAGATCTCCCCTTCTTTTAGGTTTCTATTATCCCGAGAAAGGCTTCCACAGACATTGCGGCTGGCCCATGACTGTAAGTATACAACACATCGAGAACTTGACCCGCAATCGCCTTCAAAGAATTTGGCATTTGAAATCTGCTAGAAGATTTTTCCGGCCCAGTTATGCCTCCGCCAATTCTGACCCCATCTAATTTTACTTGCCAGCGACCATATCCTCGTGATTGGACTTCTGCAAAATTTATAGTCCAGCTTTTCAACGCCGGAACCGTTGCGCTCAGAATGGAAACCTCTACGCCCACAGCTAGACTTGAGCTGCTTTCAAAAACTTTCCCAACCCCCGCCGCCGAACTGTCTGTGAAAATCCAATAGCCTTCAGGAGACACGCGAGCAAGCTTGAAAACCCCGTTTACATCATCCACCCCGGCTACCGGCATGGCTGTATTTACCGGCAAATCGGTAACTTGGTCGTCGAGTACCATACCTGCGTCTATGGTACTGAATTTCGAGCTGACAGCCGTTGCGTAAATAGAGAATATCGGAGTGCCACCGGCTACGATTACACGCAGCACGGGCTTATTGTGGACGTTTGATATCAGGATTCTATCTGCAACCCCATCAGCAGGAGTTGTATGGTCCCGCAAATGAGTTTCTTCGCCCACTTCAGAACCCAGAGTGTAATCATAGTAGTCTACCGTAAGCGTTGCGCCGGAAATTGCCTGGACGAAAAGAGTCGAGAGAAGCGAATTGTCTTCCAGAGAAATTGGAATAAGATAAGTGCCCACCGCCCACACCTTCAAAGGCATTAATGCCTGGGAATTTCCCCGAAGAAGTGTGATTGCAGGTTGAAAAACTGGCACAAAATCTCCTGTAAAGAAAAGGGGCGGAGTTTATCCCGCCCCCCACCATTCTCATTGAAGCAAAATCTTACAGGAGGATGTTTCGTCCAACTACAACAGTCAATTCAGAAGTGTTTGCCCCTTGTGGGTGCCCTTTGAAATCGACTCGGCTGTACGATGCCATTTCGATTCGGTCATCAGCAGACTTGCTCGGACGGACTGCCATGACGATCGGTCGTCGAGTCGCCCAGTACAATCTCTTTTTGTTCAGGAGCAACAGAGTTGTGAAGGTGTTCGGCCCCGCCAAAGTGTTGAAACCAGCCGCCGACAAGTTGTCGCCGATGAACCCTGATTGAGTGATGCTGATTCCGTCATAGGAACCGAGTTCGCCCTTCAAAATCGTAGCATTTGGCCCGTACTTTTCAACGGTCGTCACGTTTGTGGTGTTCAACATTTGGTGGTAGCCGGTCGCGCCGCAAACCCAAACGAGATCCTTCGGATTCACGCCGAATTTACCCATTTGCTTACGCATGATTCGCAAACCAGCGTCCCCGATCACAGCAGCAGAGAAGTTATGATCCCCGCCGTTTGCAGTGTTGGCGATACCAATCTTCCGCAGACCGTCAAAGTTCTTTTCTGCCAAGTCAGCCGCACCTAAATCGATGTTGTTGTCTTGGTGAGTGACACCGCCGTCACCGTTGATGAGGCAAGTCTCAAAGGCGCGAAGGTGCGCGTCAGTCAATTCCATTCGGCCCAGACCTACGATATCCGGCAAACTCTCTTCCCGAAGTTCTTCTGGGAAAATAAAATATTGTAGGAATTTTTTCGCTGCAAATGAAAGCTTACCAGTAAGCAGAGTCGTGTCCGTTGCAGTGACGTTTTCAGTCGCCTTACGGGCAGTCGTGAAGCCAGAGGTAGGCAATTCATAAGGAGAGTGCGGCATGTTGATTTGCTTCAACAGACCCACGATTTCCCGATCCAATTCCAATTCTGGGATGTATTGAGCGGCCATGATTGTCGGAATCCATTCCGCACCCGCGCCAACCACACCAGTGCCGAAAGACTTCAGCTTCGGTCCAAGAACTTCCTTGAAGTACATCGTTTCTCCGATGTTCTTACAAGCCGCAGTACGGTCTTGGAATTCCGTTGCGCCAATGGTGTCGTATCCGTCACCGTGGAAAAGCTGCGCGGAAACTCGCGCCACGTCAAGGTCGTGCTTAAGTGCGCGAACCATGCCTTTAATTTGTGGTGGAACCCAAGAAAACTTTGCGTCTTCGGTGTTGACCTTGAAAAGATCCTTAACGTGAGTTACGCCGAAAAAAGTCATCGCCTTTTGCTCGTCAGAGCCGCGATAATTTTGGCCGGGGCTTCCGCCGCCATGCCCAAACATGCCATTTTTCAGATTCACTTCAAATTCTTGAGCGATCTTTTCTGCTGCTTCGGTTCTGGCAGAAAGTTTTTTGAAATCTTCGGCTAGTTTTTGGTAATCCCCAACCGTAGGCTGTACTTTAGTAGTCATTTCTCTTTCCTTTTAAAATAAAGTTACGGTTTAAACGGAAAACCGGGACAAACTCGTTTCTAATTTTTCCTTATAACCCTGTATCGTGTCAAGAAACTTGGCTTCCTCATCTTCTTTTCCGAAAGGGGGCTTCTTTGGGTCGTTCGGATCTTCTGGCTTCGGAGGCCCATCTGGAAGCGGAGTGCTTGGGTCCATTGGAGCGTCACTTGGCTTTGCCGGATCTGCTTCTGGCTTCTTCGGAGGAAGTGCCATACCCACATATGGGCAGTCTTTTCCGGCTGGGCAAGTATGCTCAGGCGCAGGATCGGTTGGCTTAGGAGCCGCAGGATCTCCCGGCTTCGGCGCTGTTGGAGGAACCGCCATTGCCGTGAAATGCTCTGCCAGTAGTTTTGAAGTCTTCTGAGTCTCAGCGATAAGCTGGCCCAATAGTACCGTCAACTGCTGGAGCGCAATCGTATTCGGCTGGCCGCTATTCGCGTCCAGAGTATCCGTGGTGCCCAGCGGCCCTTGCGCTACAACTTCTTTTGTTGAGTCGGGATCAGGAACCACAAAAGCCACTGCCGCAAGTTCTTTCTCGTCAATCGCCAAGATTTTCGAGATAACTTTCACGAGATTTTCAGGGACGGATTTAACCGCACCTGCGAAAACTTCCGTGATGTATTCCTTAGCTAAAGTTGATTCTTTTACAATTTGCTCAATCGTTTTTTCTCGATTGAATTTTTCACATTGCGCGAGAACATGAAGCTTCTGATGAATCAGCGCGGAGAATTCTTTTCCTTTCGCCTTCATAATCTCATACTCCAAAATATCGAGAGGTGTTTCGGACAGAGATTTCTTTGAAATGCTAAAGAAACTCTCCTGATTCATCGGAATCGACACCACTGAAGTTTCCAAAAGATTGACACCCTTGAGAATAGTTTCTCCGGTGTCCATGTATTCTTCTTCAGCTACGTCGATTCCTACGCTAAAGGTACGCAAGATTCCTTCCTGAATCAAGTCCCTTGCCTTTTTAATGTCAGGGGAGTCTGATTGGGAGATCTGCGCTTTGATCCAAAGTCCTTCGGGAGTGACTTTGGCATCGACTCCTTTGCCGATGGGAATACTTCGGTCATGATTAAAGAAGATGACCGGATTCTGGAGCCATTGTTGGATACTCCATTGATCCGCCGGGATGTATTCCTTACCCCGGTCGATTATTTTAACCCCGTCCTTCATTGCACGATTGGCCCAACCCTCAATGAATAATTCATTGGTTGGTCCTTTCGTCTTCGCAATAAAGTCGAAGGCTAGTTTCTTCTGCGCCATAGTTTTCCTCTTGTTTCTTTTTGTAGCTTATGCGTTTATTGGAATCCTGTAAAGTCAATCCCACTCGAATCCAAACTTTCCCCTTCTGGGATTAAGATCCATGAACACCGACAATTTATATTTTCGACAGCCCCACCCTGGGGATCTCTCGGGAACCTCAGCTCATTGCCAAGCCCGCTGGTCCACACCCCACCCTTTAGTGCAACCTCTACTCCGTCAAGGACTACATGGTGCTTACGAACCCTATCATCCCCTGCCGTGATCCACATCTTTGTTCCACCGGGATTGATCTCCGCGAAGTCGTCTTCAGCGGCCTTCTGGCCCAGGGAGACTGCGGTTAGAGTTTCGGTTCGTGCAATGGTCCGAGCTTTGGAGGGAATTGTCTCGGAAAAGTTTTCTTGGATTTCTTTGGCGATCTGGCCGGGAGTCTTTTGCTCTGCCACTCCCTTCGCCACAAGATTAATTATCGCGTCAGTCTGGGTTTTTGTAAACCCCTCAAAACTATCGATGCCTCGGGCCTGGAGAATAGCCAATCTTCCATTTTCGCTTCGCGCTCCAAGAGCCTCAACCGCATCTCGATTCGGAACATTAAAAGGGATGTTAAGCCCAAGGTCATAACCAGTAGAATGACCCTCGAATAAGAGAGGAATAGCCTCGCCATTGTAAGC